AAGCATATCGAGGATTTCGAGGTCAATTTCTTGTGAAATGTACTCAGAAAGCATCGATGTCAATTCTGCTTCAGCGTCGATTGAGTGGTAAGCATTCAAGTCTTGTGCGAATTCAGGAGTCCAAACAGCCTTCAACTTGCGTGTCTTAGCAACAATTGACTCAGAACGAAGTTCAAGATTGATTTCTGGAATACCGAGAGCTGTTGTTGAATCACCTGTTGATGATGTATCTTCGAAGTCACCGCGTGATGTTGATGTTGGTTGCTTTTGGTAAGCGATACCGACGTCTGTTGGAACAGCCGAAGCAGAAACAACGAACGTGACAAGACCATTGTTAGCAGTTGCTGAAGTATACTGTGGGAAGTAGCCCTTGATTGTTGAACCAGAAATCTTGAATGCACGAATTGCTTCGAAGTCTTCATTTTCAAGGGAACCTGAACCAACTGTAACGGTAAAGATTTGACCAGCTGCAAGTGAAGCTGAGTAAGCAGCTTGGAACTCTGTATCGTGTTGGAAGATACTTGTTGCTGAGTAAGCAACAGAACCAGTTGTGAATGTTGTTGCGCCGATACTTGCGGCCTTTGTCAATGAAACTTCAGCTTCATTGATTGAGTAACCAAAGCGACCAGCACCATAGAGACCACCCGAAGGGTCAGCATCCTTAGCAGCTGCACCAGTAACACCGAATACAGAATCAGCTTGTGAATCCTTACCAGCACCAGTTGTGAAACCAGGTTGTGCTGTTCCATACTTGAAGTCAAGGAAGAACACGAGACCTGAAGGAAGGTTCATAGGTTGAACAGAAACGAAATCCTTAGCTGCAATTTCAGAGAAGATACGACGAACAAGTGGAAGTGCAACACCAGCCCACTCTTCTGAGCCAGCTGCTGTACCTGTACGTGATGATTCGTCGATAAGTTGCTTTGCTTGGTTTTCGAGAAGAACTGCGATAGAGTTCTTTTCATAGTCGTTCTTGATACCATCAAGAAGACCTGTCTTTTGCCACTTGTTTACAGCGGCCTTGTTTTCATTCATGAGATTACGATGCTGATTGCTCGTAGATCCCAAAATATTTTGAATACTCATTTATTTATCTCCGATAAAAAGTTAAATTAAACCTGCTAATTTCTTAAATCTATCTGCCACTTCGTTAGATTCCGAAAGAATCTGTCTTGATGGGCGGGTACTTGCTTGTGGCTTACTTGCAACGCGGTTGAATGATTCCTTCAAGGACTTCTTAGGAGCACTTGGCTTCTTCGATGATTGTCCCTTGAGAGATTCAGCGAGTGTTGCATAAACCAACTTGACTTCACGTAAACTACCTGCGCGGTCAAAGTTTTCGATAACAGTCATCTTTTGTGATTCTGTTAGAGAATGCGAGCGGAAAAGTTTGTTCGAGAAGAGAAGTTTTGAGTTAAGTAAGTTAACTTCATTTAACTTTTCACGAAGGAACTGAATAACAGCATATGCTTCTTGAAGGTCTTCTTCCATCTTGTGTTGAGGTTCTTCGGATTCCATGTCTTCTGTTTCGAAAACATTTTCTTCCATTTCTTCTTCCTCTTCTTCACGGAGAGCGTTGATAATTTCTTGAATATCAACATCATCTTCATCACCTTCGTACATTTCTTCTTCCTCTTCTTCGACCAACTGAACAAGTTGTTCTTTCTTATCCTGTGTGTGGTCATCAGAAGCTGAAGATGATGGCTTCTTGTTGTCACCCTTTCCAATTTCAGATGAGTCAAGCTCTTCTTCGAGTTGACGAATGATTTCCATAAGGTCTTCATCCATTGGCTCTTCTTCAGCTGGCTCTTCTTCCATTTCTGGTTCTTCCATCTCTTCTTCGTCGTCGTCCATTTCTGGCTCGTCTTCAATCTCATCTTCGTCTTCTGTCACAAAATCTTCGTGAACTTCTTCTTCACCGTAAGTCTCGTTCCACGATTCTTCCATTTCAGAATCATCTTCCATGCCTTCTTCCATTTCCATTTCTTCACCTTCTTCCATCTCCATATCGTCTTCGGCTTCCTCAGATAACTTTGATGAAATCATTGATTGAATACGTGGAGTGAAAGCTTCTTCTAAAGCAAGTTTAGCATTGGCAAGTGCGACTTCACGAACTGCCTTTGCATCTGCGATTGCTTCTCTAAGTAAGTCTGTCATAAAAATCTCCAAACTAATTTCAGGGTTATTGATAACGCCTATACAGAATAAAATAGTAGTGACTCTATAAAGATAGAGTATTGTAATAATAAATATGATTAATAAAATAAAAATCACACAAAAAATTAATTTTGTGTGATTATTTTAAACGTTTTTATTCAATTATTAGAATATATCGTAATCTAATTTCTTTTGACGTTTTACAGCGGCATTTTTCTTGTCTTTTTTACGTTCTGACGGTTTGATGTATTCCGTTCTACGTCTATATTCTTCTAAGACTCCACTTTCTTTTATCTTTCTCTTGAATATCTTTAACATCAAATCGATATTCATCCCATTTCCTTTGACCTTAACGTGAGCCGTTTTTGGTCTTGAACTATATGATTGTTCACCCATAACTTTTTCCTTTTTGTTTATTCGTCTTTACTTTTTATTTCATAATACTTACCGAGAGTTTCACCTATTTCTTCATAAACAGATTCCAATCTTTGTTGAAGTTGTGTCATTTCTTTTGCTGTTTTCTCGAAGAGTTTTAGTGATTCACCTAATTTCTTTGAGTGTCTTCCTAATGTTACTTTATCAAACCAATCACCCGATTCATCGACGATATTCTTTGACGCAAATTCAACGATTTTCTTTATTTCATTGAAAGACTTCTTTAATTCGTCTCGACGATAAATAGACTTACCATACTCATTAAATCTAGAGATTGATTCAATGTATGCCTTCTTTTCTTCTGGTGTTAAAATTGGTGATTCTGTTTCTTCTTCATCCTTACCAACGGTTTCATTGATTACTTCTGAAACAGCTGTGGCAACAATCTTACGCAATTCTTCCATAGGAATAAGTGATTCTACTTTCTTTGGTAGACCTTTGTGTTTTGTTCCCGCGTACTTTTCGAGTTCTTTTTCGGACATCGCGGCTGCAACTTGCTTTACGTTCTTGCTTACTTTAGATGCAGGAATTTCACCTCGTTTATATGCAAGAACAAGTCCCATGAACTTCTGTTGTTTTTGACTGACTGACGGCATCATTTATCTCCTTCAAAAATACAGTCACAGTAATTACCGATTTCACAGATAATGTTTGTGATGTTTTCGTGTATTCGTTTAATTTTTGGATCGACTTTAGAAATCGTTTTAAGGTTAACACCCTCTTTAATAATACCTTCTGGTACTACTTCTCCACCACCAGCTGGGTACATAAACGCACCATGTGTGGACGGATTTGAAACAAAATCCCAACCAATTAACTCAAAGTCATCCTGAACTTCTACCGTGTTTTCGTTTATTTCTTTTACCGAACCGAGACCTCTTGATGAGATACCAAGACGTATTCCGGCACCAAGAAGGTTCTTTAGAATGTTGCCAGACGGTGTTGGTAAAATTTCGACCTTACCAACAACGTCATTACCTTTCCAGTAACATTCCAACACATTGTGAGAAACATTACGAAGATTGACAACAGATGAATCTGGATGGTCGAGTTCTCCGAGAGCTCTTCTTTCTTTTATTTGATTCTGTTGATACTTTTTTACTTCCCGTATGAGTATTTCCTTTGGATATACACGACCGTTTTGGTTTTTAGCCTCTGCACGTTGGAGAACACCTGAAACAATTATCTTACCATCATTTTCTTTGATGGATTCATGTAATTGTTTTGGTGTGACTTCAAAAAGTATAGTATCTACAAGTAATTGTTTCATGTTAAGCACCCAACTCGTTTATTTTCTTACCAATTCTGTTTAATCTTTCACCGATTTTTACGAGACGATTGTGGGATGAACGCCAAAGTGAACGTTGGTCAACGGCCATTTCAGTTTTCAAACGAAGAGCATGACCAACTGCACGTTCAACACGAAGAAGAGATTGATTCAATTCTTTAATAGAATTATTTATCTTTTCTCCAGTTGTTCTGGTTTTGTCACCCTTGTATTCTTTGTAAGAAGCTTCGTGAAGAGATTTCATAGCTTGCTTATATGTTGATTCTTGTTTTGCATATTCTTCTTTACTAATAGAGTGTCTTCTTTTTTCTTTTTTAGCAAGTTTATATCCAAATTGTTCTGCATTATCTTTTGTTTGTGCATCAAACTTTTCCTTACCTTCTCCGTCTTGAGGAGCAAATGCTTTAGGCGTATCATAACCAGCAACCATTCCGGTTGTACTCATTTCGTTCATTTCGTCTCTGAATTTTTTGTATGATTCAGATTCTTTCAACTTCTGTATAAAATTTTGTACGCTCATATGATTTACCGAATTAATTGATTACGAATTAGTCCATATACCGTTCCAGAGTCTACTTTTACACTCTGTAAAGAAAACTCGAAAATAGAAGCATTGCTTGCACTTAATGCCGCAAGTGGGATTGAACCACCGTTTGAAAAAGAAGCAGTTCCAGTTGTTCCAGGTGATACAATTAGGCCACCGAGACCAAAATTTGAACCTGTAAAAACAGTAGTTCCTGTTGTGCAAGTAATAGACTTAAAAAATCTACCAGGGTGTCCTTTTATTTCAAACTCACTACGATTATCTGTACCATAGCTATAAGGTTGTATTGGATTAGCGTTTGACATTATTTACTCCATCATAGATCGTTGATTAAGTCGTAATATCTCATAAGAGCAAGAACGTGGTGTTCCCCAACATTTTTCATCGAGTTATACTGTTCGAGTAGATTTATTACCTCGTTTAACTTGATTGAAAGAGACTTGTCTTTTATACTCTTTGATTTATTTTCTAGTATTTGACGAATTTTTTGTGATTCACCTTGAACAAAATTTTTCAAGTTGTTTGCGTTACTCACATTTGAAATATACTCACGTAGAACAGACTTCTGTTCGGTAGAAAGGTCATCATATTTTGAATTAAACTTTTCAACGAGTATCTTATATGAAAGTAATCTTATTTCCTTTGGTTCTTTTGATATTGAAGTAGATTCTTCAAGCAATGGTTTAGATGACTCGTTTGTCATATTTTCAATGATAG